ATCGGCGACAAGAAGGTTGAGTGTAATGCGATTGAAGCGGAGAAGAATCCCGAAGCGGTCCAGGGTTTGAAGATTTCTGGTTATCCAACCTTTGTATTGTACGATGCTGAGGGAAATGTTGTGAAGGATTACAACGGTCCTCGTAAGACGGCGAGCTTCCGTTCGTTTTTGGAGGATACTGTGAATATGAACGCTGAGCGTATGTCAAAGTAAGCCAGTTTTGAGCCGCAGTCCGGCCGATAGATTCTATCATTTCAAAATCGGCCTCTTGTAGTCGCATAAACCACGCAGGAAACGGTAAATTTGGAAACCAAACGATATTTTTAGGATATTTTTCCTTAAGATAGTTTTTTTTCTTTGGTCCCTCAAAATGGATCATAGAAAACAGATACTCGGAGATGGTAGTCGGTGTCTTTACGGTACCGTGGTCAAAGGTGAAACCGAGCGATTCGTAGCGGTCCGCCTCGGTTGGTAATAGACCCCAGGGAAAATTCGCACCTACCGCACCATCAACCCATACATTTCCGCTCTCTTTGTGAATATAAGGACGGAAAAAGATAGGTAGACTCATACTTGCTCTTATAGCGTCTATAACGGGTAAAGAGGGATGAGTCTTGGCGGAACATAGAACGATTTCGTGAGTGCTGAGATCCGATATAATAACGGTAAGATTTGGAATATCGCTCATTAAATATGCCGATGCGCCAGGGCGTATCAGGTCAATAATACGAGTAAGTTCCGCCACTAATGAATCACCATTATCCAGACCCCACGATTTATTGATGTTCAATAGATTATTGACATCAATATCACGAAATTTTACATAGTCGGTAGCATACATACATTTGCGGACATCGGCAACCGAGTCGGCTAAGGCGAGCAAGGCGGCCACGAACGCCCCCGCCGACGTTCCCCAGTACTCTTCTACACGTTCAAGCACTCCCGCCTCTTCTAACATTACCAGTGCTTCAACATAGACCAGGCAGCGGGTACCACCGCCGGTAAACACCAGGCGTTTTGGAAGCATCCTAACGCCGTCGGCGGAATGAAAATCAAAATAATTACGCATATAACATCAAGATGCCGTCCGATTCGTTGGTCCCACCAATACTCGTGCCGTCTTCTCTGTATACGGAAGAGGCGAAACGGGATACTACACGAATTCGTATTTATAATATGGTTCTACAGCAAATTTATAATAAGGTTAAAGCGGTAGCACGCATTCCCGGCAACGAAAAGTCGCTATGGTATGTGGTACCAGAGTTCATTCCAGGGACACCACGATTTGATATCGGTGATGCTATACTTTACATTGTTTGGAATCTCAGGAATATTGGATATAAGGTGGAATATACACACCCTAATTTATTATTTGTGAGTTGGAAATCCCACGATGAGATATATCGTAAGCACGAGAGCCCTTTGAGTCAAGTGCTTAATGCGGTACGTGGAGTGGCGCAGAGTTATAAAATACCGACCACGAAACCGACGATTCCCACTGCGACCGCAGCGATGCCTGAGATTACAAAACGCAAAACGCCGATTAAGAAAACAGTTGAATTCAAACCGGAAGCGGAAACAATTCAACCAACTATACAACCAATCACTCGGTCTATGGGTTCTTTAATGATGTCGGCTACTGGTGGTGCGGGTGCGAATATACCACGGTTGCCGGGACAACTATCCGAACGACATGTATCGTTTGTATGATGCGCCACCACCGGCCGCCGCAATCATCATAGTTGCCTGAGTACCCTGTTTTACTAAGATGTCTAAAATGAGAATCAAGAAAATGCCACCGAGAACAAAGAGCAATATTTCAAGTAGATTGGATTCAGATTTAGTGACTTCCATCTGCTCCAATTTATGGAACATAGAGTCCAATTTACGCTGAAGGGCGTCAAGACGAGATTCGGCGGCCACTTCGGCACCCTTCAAGTCCGCTTGAGTCTCTTCGTTTTTCTCTATTTTACGCCACAGTGTGGGCTGGCCGTCTATCCAAGGAGATGGAATGAGCGGGGCCTCGTTTTCACGGTGTGGTAAGCGATTCTTAATCCAATCGGGTACGGAGTTGTTGTTGAAAGCGGTAGCCCAATCGGGACCGAGTTGATATACATTTTTATCCATCACATCTTGGGCGGGATGTGGGAAATAATCGGCAGTTTCAAAGGCGTTAAGCATTTCCGATTCGCTGGTACTTTTGGAATTTTCGGTTGGTGAGCCACCGAGGAGTTCTCCTGGTGGTAATGGACGGTGCGCAGGGCGATCGGGTTCAATAACCAATGGCTCTGGTGGCGGTAAAGGTGCCCGACGCTTCTTACGACGTTTTTTATCGGAATCAAGAGCGAATAAACCTTGTTCCTCATTCCGGGACGCTGAGTCTGTAAATGAAGTAAAAGCTTCTTCTAATGAGCACATCTGCTCCTCCCTAACGTGGTATGTCTATTTATTTTATTGATTTCGGTCTGCGGAAAGTTCAATTCCAGTTGCGAAAGATCCTATTCCAAGATAAGGATGCACGTTAGCCAGTTAGTATCAATCGGCCTATTTACTGCTGCGGTGGTTCTAACGATTTATGCGTGGATGGACCGTATACGTTATTCAAAACGCTATTACAAACCAGTTGAAGGATTTGAGTCAAATCCATTAGATATTCCCACTCCCGATACTGTACCAGTTATGGAACCGGCGAATCCCAGTGATGCTGATGCTATAGCGGCCCATAGAACCCTGCTTAAATACACAAGCGCAAACGTCGCTAAAGGGCTGCGATTTGTAAAAGCGATTGGTAATACATTTTTCGTTCAGCCGGCGACAATCAGGACCGACATAAATCCGGCAACTTTATTGAATAACTATATTAGCCCATTACAAGCAGTATGAATCCACCACCAGGTCCCGGTTCTCACCCATCAGGTCCAGTCTGGCACCCTCCTATAGCGAGCAAATGGATTGCCGTAATAGTTGTAGTTTTCTTAGGTGCCGTCGCAAATCGTATTCCTCATACACTTCGCTTCTACATCATTCAACCAGTAGGATTCTTCTTGATAGCCGTCGCCGCTATGGTATGCTATTGGATGGGATTCTACGCAGGAACATTCGCTCTCTTCTTTTTCCTGTTGTCGGTATGGTCGGCCGAAGCGCGCAGTCCCGAAGGTTTCTTGAACGCATCAAATACAGTGGATTGGGTGACCAATTCCAAGAAGTGGTATGTGGAAAAGGTGCTTAAGGAACAGCCACTCGCCATCCAAGAGAAAGACGTAAGCACTTTCCCTATTCAAGATTAAACCCGATACTAAATAAGAAGCTTCCCGGATGGATTACGGTACTATTGTAGCAATAGCACTTACCGTATTCCTTTTATACTTTTCGTTGGATTTTGATAAACATTACGGTTTAGGATTCCATAATGCGGCGCTTCATCCTGCTGCGCGCTTCGCCGCAGGCTTAGCACTCGCCTACGTCGCCGAAAAACATCAGCTAATGGCATCGGTACTATTAGTTATTGTATTTTTCTGGATTGCCGACGTAAATCTAATGGCATCTTACAAATTGTAAGAAATCCAGGTTCCCGACATATAAAATGGCACACTACCGTAAGGAGACATGCCTAAGCGTGCGAAAAAAGGAGCAGGCTGGTTGACACCGGTGAGTACTTGTCTAATAGGACAACCTGGTCCTCATCCTGCGCCACCACCTGCCTTGCCTACCACTTCTATTAATCCTTATTTACCACCACCACTGGCACAGCCTAAAAATGGAGGTACCTGTTTGATAGGACAACCTGGTCCGCATCCTGTGCCCCCACCAGCACTACCTACAACATCTATAAATCCCTATTTACCACCACCTTCTGTCGGTGGTATGGCACCTGTACAAATTCCATCAGCAATACCCGCACCACAACCGGTGAATATACCACCAACTTTATCACCCCATCCAAGTCCTAATAATAATACAGGACAGCCTGCTGTTGGTGGTGTCTTGGATCCTCTCTCACAGGCCATTTTATTCGTAAATACCAATCCGTATATTATCGGTTGTTTTATGTTATTACTCAATTTAGGTGGTCGCTTTCTCTCCCTAGAATTAACGAAAAAACAGGAGGAGTTTCTTTCGGCCCCTTGGTTACGCCCAGCACTCTTTTTTACGGTAGTGTTTATCGCCACTCGTAATTTGGCAGCGGCGTTTTGGGTCACCTTACTCTTCTTTTCCATCATCTGGGTTGTTGCAAACGAAAATAGTCCATACTGTTTGATTCCATCATGGTGTGGCCAAGATTTAGAGAAGCAGAGAAAAACATATGAGGAAAACGCCAAAAAGTTTTTCACGCTTAAAAAAGCGGAAGAGCCAGAGCCCAAACCAGAACTCCCTAAGGAGTAAAACAATTCATTTGTCTAATAATACTGATATTTTATAGCAGTTATTATTGAACATTTATTATCTATAGGAGTCAATGCTCTTCCAACGCCCTCAATTCCAATCTTTTTGCTGTCAAAGAATTTTATGTTTTCAATGTTCACTTGAATGTATTTTCTTTTGGCGACTCCAATGAAGAGCATCACTTTCTTCGCTTTTTTATGGTTTGTCACTCGCGATGATGCGATTATTCCATTAAATCGGTGGTCACCGTTTGTATCTATGGTATAATAACAACCAGGAAAGAAGTCTTCATTGTACATTATCCAATACCCAAACTTTTGTAATTGCTGAAATGGTGTGTAGGTCTCTATTTTTCGTCGGCGATTAGTTGCGTAAATAGAGATATCATCCTTTTTCAAGATTTGTTTCGCGTAATCCACACCCGCTAGTTTCGCTTCGTATAAATGGACCCAACGACGATACATGGATTCGCAATTGTTGAGTGTCGCTTTCCAGAACTCTTGTGGATGATTCGCTTTCATATACGCCAGTTTCCAAATAAGTTGTGCGTAGGAGAAGGCGTGTGCTTTACAGAATCCGTAGCGGGATAGATTGGCGAGTTTTGTCATAATTTCACGCTGTTTTTCACGTGGATATGATTGAATATTTGATTTGAACTCTTCAATACCTTTCTTGTCGCATTTTGAGAAGGCTCGTCGGTATTTATCTGCGGTGGCGTCATCTACATCTAAATACTTACTGATGATGTCAATGGCGTCGTCGTCAAATATAATATTGTCGTCGTAATTGAGGGTATCAATACATTGTCTCGCATCCATAGCCGCCGGTCGTATAATAGAGAGACAAATCGCCAATCCTTGTAAATCTTGCGGTTTCACTTGTATAAACGCTTTACGAATGAGCGGTGATTCGGCTAAGATGATGCCAATGTTGTCGCCGGCCGCAAGCATATCAAAGGTCTTTTTGTCGTATGTAAACTCTTCAAACGGAATCGGTTTGTATTTATGTACTTCGTAGCATTGACTCAACGCCCTGCTGGAGAGAATATCTATTTTGAAATTCTTATCTTTCGCCACGTCGTGTTTATTCATACTCACTTGTGCGAGGGCACCTCGGTTTGTTTGGTTGGGCGATTTGAGCACTAAATCTTGTGGAATCCCTTCAGGATAATAGACGATGCCGCCACAATGAAGCGAGTATCCACGGAATGTATCTTCTAACGCTTGTTTCTCTTTCATAATGGATGATTTGGTCGCCGAGGGAAGTTGTCGTAATTCACTGGCAATCTCGTATTTTCCTATGAATTTATGAATACCGTTGTTTCGTATCGCCTGCCGTAGCGCCGATTTATCGTGATAATAAACGTGATTGCTTATTCGCGCCACCTTGCCTGGCCACGTGAGGCCGATTTTGAGAAACACTTCGTCACGTAAATTATGCGGAAAATCTAAATCAATATCTGGTAAATTATTTCTAAATTCGTTTAGGAATCGCGCGAATTTAATCTTATTTTGAACGGGGTCAATGTGACTGATTCCTAGTACATAGCATACGAGAGATGAGCCACAAGAGCCACGTGTAACGTGAGGAATATGATTTGTTAAATGTAATATTTTCATGGCGTGCATAAGATGACAAATGAGATTCTTTCTCTCTAAAATATCCAATTCGTACGCTAAACGTTCGGTGTACGCTTTCTCATCTGGTAAGGTACGCACAAACAGCGTTTTGAGTACCGCAACGGTATCAGGAAGATCCAATAATGGATTATCAATTGTCGGCTGAACTACGGGCGACGCCTTTATCATCATCAACTCATTCACCTTCACTAATTTTTTATTGTAGACATTGGCATTGTAATTGTAAGACCAAGGAAAGAGGTCGGCGGCTAAGTTCATGTAGTGATTCAAATTGTTACAAATGGTGAGAGAGCTCTTTGCTCTCACATCAATCACGAGCCCGTATGTTTTTAGTCTCGCTTTATCTATTCGTAGAACCCGTCCAATACATTGTAGGAACACTTTGGGGCAACGGTTATCCACTTTATCCAGAAATACACAGGCGTCTAAATGTTTAATATCTGAGCCTTCACGATGTTTAGCGGCGCAGAATAATATTCCTTTGCCGTCAAGTTGGTCAAACTCTTCATACGATTTATAACTATTGTTCGGTTTACAGGTGTCTACACAGATTACATAGTCCGTAAATATGGAAGACCATAGTTTCGCCATCTCTTCGCATAATTCAATCATACCGCACCATACAATAATTTTCTTGTAAGGAAGATTTGAGACATCTATTTGAGTTTTGACGAGATGGCCGATTTCGTCGTATTCTAATTTATCGTCGCTGGTGAACCATTGAATTTTGGGCGGTACAATCACGCCGTCTAGAAACGCATCGTAAATGGAGTACGACGTGATTATCTCTTTGTACGGTTCGTAGGTCAAGTTAGGTGTTGCGGAGAAGCCGATACATTTTGGGACAATTGCCTGGCTCAGCATATGCTCATAGAACTCTCGCGTTGTCTTATTGACGATGGTATGGCATTCATCGTGGATTATAAGGTGAAAGGGAGTCTTGATTTTGAGGTATTTATCGCTGGAGGTTAGAAACGCACGATTAATAATGAGGAGAATCGGTTTATTCCAGAAAACACCGCTGTTTACGCTGTTGTACCAATCGGCCAGTTTGAACTCCGAGTAATTGAGCACATTATAAATTTTAAAGATGTGGTCAAATTCACGTTCTTTTAGAGTTTTGCGATTGAATTGTTCAATAAGAATTGACTTTTTTTCACATATCCACATGACATTGTGGGTGGGATATTTCGTATGGAAATTTAGAATAAGATACATAGCAATCCAAGACTTTCCACTGCCCGTTGCGTGATAATGTACACCAGATTTATAATCATTTTGTAAACTCTTATTGATTGCGGAAGTTTGATTTGGACGTAGACTCATAAATATACTTTTTTACTATGTTTATGAGAGTACAAAGGAGTCAATTTTTATAAAGAATTAGACGTTGAGCGTTAATTCAGCACCTGTTGGTTGAGTTGTGGTGCTCTTCTTGGAGCGACGATTGAGTCCGGCACGGCGCATTGTCTCGGTTGTGTAGGCACTACCGATAGAACCGGTCTCTTCGGCATCACGTCGTCCACCTGCATTCAACTGTTCAAGAATGTCATCTACGCCGGTGGGACCACGCATTTCACGGCGAACTGTTTGGGCCTGAGGAGGTCCAGCGGTTGGCATGGCAGGCATAGCGGCACCGAGGCCTGACATCATACCACCCATCATTCCCATAAAGCCACTGCTTTGGACGCCTTCAGGTTCCTGTCCACCCATCTGCGATTCCTCCTCCATTGGTGGCGCACGCATTGGTGGCATCTGTGGAGGTCCGCCCATACCGCCCATACCGCCCATACCGGCGCCACCGCCACCACCGCCGCTACCTCCGCTACCGCTACCACCTCCAGGTCGTCCAAGCGACATGAAGTTAGCAAAGCCAGGACCGACCGATTCACGTGCTGCCGCCTGGGCAAATTCACGCGCTAAATTTGGATTGTTGCGAAGAATATCGTCCATACCAGGCATACGAGACTTGAACATAGTGTTGGTGACGTGGCACATACCGGCCGATAAGCCGAGAGATAAAATGAGTCGCACTTCTGGTGCCACCTTGCTCTTATCCTTGTACTTGTCGTATAACTCTTCAAAGATTTCATCGTAGTCCTCAATGTTCTCATTTACCTGTTCAGACCAACCGTCCAAATGGAGACCGAGGGGGTCGTAACGACTGTTAAGGAACTCCATACCACTGGTGACCGTAGTGAGCATAGAGCGCTGAAAGCGGAGGGATGCTTCCAAACCTTTGGAGTCTTTACGACGAGCGACTTCGGAGTTAATCTCTTCAAGGGTGTTGCTCATCGCCATCTTTGTACCACTGATGCCCTTGCGGTCCATACGTTCCAAAATGGTCAAACCTTCAGTCTTCTTTACTGCTTCTTGTTCGGGGGTCAGGTAAACAGAAGGGGTTGAAGAGACAGAGACAGTAGAAGGGGCCGATTTAGATTCACTACCAGAACCGAACCAGCTACTGATGCCGCCTGAAGCAGCAGCAGGAGCAGGGGCAGGAGCCGAAGCACCACCGAGTCCTGGGATGCTGGAGAACCAAGATTTGGCTGCGGGTGCTGGTGCGGCAGCAGGAGCTGCGACTGGGGCAGAAGGCGCACTTACAGCTGGGACAGTTGTAGGAGTCATTACGGGTGCGGAGCCGCCGAGACGAAATGGCTCGGTACTGCTACCCCCGGCAGGAGCCGAAGGGCCGGTTTCACGTAAGATACGGATGCTGTCTCCGCCTCCTGATGGCTTGACATCAAAGGTTACATTTGTGTCATCAAGACTTACGAATTCAATGTCATCTACTGGCTTCAGCACGTCGTTCGCCGGAGAAGCCGGACGACTCAGTGAACCGGCGATCTTACGCTGATTGCCGAGAAGATTGAGGTCAAAATCGTTTTGGCTTGAAATATCCAATGAACGACCTAAGTCCTGGCTGGCCGATATTTCGGGAAATGATACATTATCGGAAATACGAATTGTAGGACCGCTCATAGTTTCCTTCTTTTACCTCCTTTGTCTTCGTTTTAGATTCCCAAACGCATATCCGAGTCCTTAATATAGAGAGACAATGCCCGCTAAATTTCGCAATCTCAAAGATTTGAGAGCATTTTCAAAAATCCCACTTTTAGTCCACGGACAGGGTGTTATTTTGTTTGAAAGTACCGATAATAAAACACCTTGTGTATTTTTTCTTAAAAATAATGAAAAATCACACGGGTTAGGTGTTGAATTTATTGTAAACAAAGTCCGTGTATTTATTGTATCCTCTTCAGAGCCAAAAGAACTTGTGGATGAGAAGAATAATACTGGATTAGTGAATAAAAGTGGCGCATTTTATTGGTTCAGTCTTGACACTCACAATAAAACATTATACGGGGGTGTCGGTGAGCCCCGATTAGATACTCTCGTTTATCAATACACATTCAAGGAGGATGTGACTGAATTCTTAGAAAGTTTAACCACCATTGAGTTTGCTGCTGACACCCTCAAACCATTGAGACTCTTGCGCGATCCAATTACTGCGAATTTGCCTCTCAAAGTGAAAAATACCGATGATTTAACGATGAGTGATATCGCATCCGGTAATTTTTTACCAAAGGCGAATCTATCCTCTATAGCACAAAAGTTATACGATTGTATTTCGGGCAAGAATTTCTATCTTAACGACGCAGAGTTTCCTTATTTCTCCGATGCTATCAAATTAAGTATTAGTAATCCTGATGGCTGGTGCTATAAGCGACTCGCAGAAAAAGCAAATGAATTCAGTAAAGAGCCACATCCACAAGAGACATACTTACGTATCACAATGGGACAGAATAACGGTGAATCACCTGGAGTGCCATATGTAATGGAAATCTGGCCGATTGGACACTATTCGCCAATTCATAGCCATTCCGCTGCTAACGCTGTTATACGAGTTCTTCACGGAACCATACAGGTTGAATTATTTCCATTCTTATGCGACCAAAAGGATTCAGTTCCTCCTTTTGCTACGACAAGTTTTACTAAGGATGAAGTTACATGGATTAGTCCCACACTGAACCAAATTCACCGACTCACAAATCTTGAGAGCAACACAGAGCCATGTATAACAATACAATGCTATATGTATAATGAGGACGATGACGCCCACTACGATTATTTTGATTATTTAGGCGACAACGGCAAAAAATTACAGTATACACCGGACTCTGATATGGATTTCGTCGCCTTCAAGAAGTTAATGAAGGAGGAGTGGCTCAAGCAAGCCGGTGCGCCATAAGAAACGCATCGGCTAAATCGGACTTTTTAGAACGACCGGCAAAGAACTCGGCCCACCTAGCAGCCCCCTCTCCTCCCTTTGCCAGCAACGCAGTCACATCCGCTTCAGCACCATCTTTGCGTGCCTTATATTCGCCGGACGCCCCACTAATATCGGTGTAATCTACCCCTCGGGATTTGACACCGGCATGGACGAACTCAATTCCACCGGACCAAGCGTGCTCCGTCTCCAGCCGATGTGCGAGAAGTGTATAGAGCATAATTTGAACCGATTTCATAGTTGGATTTTTCATCGCCGGCTGGTTTTCGAGCCGAATAGTTGTAGCCCGTTTCATTGTTAGAAGTACAGACGTCAACCAGGTGTTCATAGCGCGCCGAATTGTATCCAGGCTCACCGATGCGGTTTTAACCGGTTTCCATGGCACTAAATACTCTTTTTGGGCCCACGCAACTAAGTCACCCTTTTTCATTTTCTTGACATCGGTGACTCCACGGCCAGTTGCGAGTGCTTTGAGCTCTTTGGCACCGAGCGCACAGGGCAAACAGGGCAACGATGGCTTCGCAACAGCGGACTTCTTAACACGAACACCGGTAGCACACGCCTTACACCACTTTGTTCCGTCACCGATGGAAATCCACTTGGCGCCTGAGCCGCAACCAGTACACGATTTAGCGGTTTGTGCCGTCTCGCCCCCTTCAAGTAAATCAACGTTATCCCAGGCGATTACCGACCATTCACCTGAAATACCGTGTTCAATAGCACAATACGCAAGATTGCGAATACCCATATCAAATCCAACATAGACGGGCATTCAATTAACTCTCTATTTAGAGCTGTTTTTAGACCTAACCGTAGAGGATGTCAACGAATTATTTTATACTCGTCAAGCAACATGAAGATGATACAGCAAACGACACCAGAAATCAATTGATGTATCCAAACACGAATACCGTCTATATTTTACCCGCTAATAATCTATCGTATTATGTGGACCACGGACTTTTTGAAAAGTCGCTCATTAGTTGGTGCCGGCAGTTTTGTAATAAAAATTCAGCGATGCTAGATATCGGCGCACATACTGGTACTTATTCAATTGCATTGGCATCACACGCGAACACAGTCCATAGTTTTGAGCCACAAAAGATGACCTATTACGCACTCTGTGGTTCTATCGCCTTGTCAAACGCTAAAAATGTAACAGCCCATAATATTGCCTTGGGCTCCCCAAGCCAAGTAGGTATCCAAACCTTGAATATTCGTAGTAACGATGGAGGTGGATCATCATTACAAACATTCGCCGATCCAGTTTTAGGAAAAGAGGAAGTGGAAGTGAGAACCTTAGATTCCTATAA